TTGTTATCACTTGATAACCACCTTTGTTATAAGGTATAGCAACTATGAACTTTTTACTTTCTTCAAGTTTATAGTTGCTAATTGGTTTGACACCTCCTTTACCAAAACTTGTTGGCTTTTTAGGTGTCGTGGGCAAAACTTTATCCGAGTATGTTTCTGGCTTGGTTGCTCTCTTTGTTTTAGACCTCTGTGAGGGGTGTGCACCAATAGATTTTAACCAAGCATTGTGTTCAGTATGAGCCTGTTGCCAGCCTGGATTTCTCTTTTGTTTACGCTTCTTAGTATTTAAAGTGTTAAAATATGCTGGTAATAAGCTCATTCTTTCTCCATTTTTAATATATTAACATAATATAAAGTGCATGTCTACAAATATTTAACTTTGTATAGTGGGTGACCAATAAGTTGTTCTGCCATCGTCTAATTTTAATTTTTTGACTGGGTTACCATACATATCAGTTGTTCTGCCATAAATCATAACTCTATTATCCCACCTAGCCTCAAGCATCTCTTTTGGGTTTGAGGCAAAGCGTGCATACTTTCCATGATTATTTTCAAGGTCAGAGTAGTTTCTAATAGTAGAGCCTCCCTCTTTATATGCAGAACTTAGAACTTTAATGACTGCATGATAAAGTTTTTCAATATCTGCTTTGCTTATATCTCTTAATTGTCTTTTAGGGTTTATTGCTGCTAGAAATAAACTCTCGCTTTTATAAATATTACCTACACCACTAATATGCTTTTGTTCAAGTAAGAACTTAGCAAGACTCCAATGTTGTGGAGCTTTTTTAAAAATATCTGTAAATTGTTGTAAAGTGCAAGGATTGTTAAGCATATCAGGACCGATACTGTTTAACTTTTGTGATAAGTCAATTTGCCAACCTTTTTGGAACACAAACTTAAGAGTGCCAAAGTTACGTTGGTCACAATAATAAGTGCTAGAGTCATCATCAAAGTAGAATCCTACTCTAGCATATTTGTTTGGGACTAACTTCCAATTACCTGTCATACCCAAGGTATTGAAAATAGCACCATCAGCACAGTGAAAAAATATAAACTTACCTTTGACATCAACCATAGCGACATCAGTTGGTTTAAAGTTTTCAAAACCCACTGGTTTAGTTTTTGTATAACGACCAGATATAAGATTAACATTAACTAATCTTTTACCCTGAAAGTGTCTATTTAGTTGTCTAGCAACACGAGTACATTCTGGACCTTCAGGCACGTTTTACACCTTTAAAATATGAATGACCAGGTACTTTAATAAATCGTTTATTAGTTTCTTTTTTATTTGGGTTTGCAATAGTAACCCAAGTTTTTTTACCGAGACTGTGAGCCTCAAGTTTATTAATTGCTGATAGAATAGGTGATTGCTCTGCTTTAATTTCTCTTAAAACATCACGACGCACTGATACTCTTTCGCCTTTAGAAGTTTGTTTAGTTCTTGATTTTTTTCTGCCCATATTGTTTTCCTTTCATTATAAATAATTATAACAAAAGAAAAGGCTATTGACAAGCTGGAAGTGAATTTTTAGAGTGAACTGTTTTAACTGAAGCAGTATTATTTTGACGAAGTTCTAAGATACTACACAAATAGTCGTTCGCATAGTATTCGTGTTTGCATTTAGTACATGCAGTGGTACTACTTAGAAATATCCCCGTCTCTGTGATGAGTTGGGGGCTCTCCGTACCACACATCGGACACATTGTCCTTGCTCTGTATGTCATTTGTAGATAAATCCTTTACTAGTTTACCAGTGTTATAGGCACTTGATATATAACCTAAAACTGTAACCGCTGTACAACTTGATAGTACCAAAGTTAATAAGCATATAGCAATAATATTCATCATTTCTTCTGTTTCCCTCGAGCAAATGTTCTTACGTTGGTAGGCTTACCGCCAGGATTGCCTGCGGCTCGTTTTCGTTTAACGGCACTCCTGATTTGTGATTGTGTCATCCTGTTAGCCGTTGCTCTCGGAACGCATTTAGGGTACTTTCTTTTCTTATCCTTAGCGAGTTTACTTCTACCACAGGCTTGAAACTTTCCATTTTTCTTAGGCGCACCGATGTCCACCCAATCTCCCTTTGGACCTTTACCAAACCATGCTGTTAACCCACCACTTTTATGTCCTGGCATCTATCTTCCTATATCCCCATCTATTGTCGGATAAATCCCATATACGTTTGCAGTCTGTAGGTATCGCTATATTAAATTGATTAAATCTTATTATATTTTTTGTAAGTTGCATTATCCCATCCTATACTTTCCGCCACGAGATTTGTATGTTCTAACAAGCCACCCATTAGCGTAAGCTGATGGATATACCTTAAACTTCCTCTTGGCCTCTGCTTTAACTCTTGCATATAGTGCTTTATTAGTTGGAACTGGTTTCTTTTTACTCATTTTTTTCTCTGCTTTGTAATCTTTTTTTGTTGATTAATAAACTTTCTATAAACACTGGCAGCGCTAGCTTTGCCCATCTCTCTTGCTCTTTGTTCCATTGCTATGGCGGCTTGAGTTTTATGTGCATGGCTTTTGCCACTACGTTTTATTTTGTTGACACTTGCTGTAGCGTCTTTGACTGTTGCAAACTTTAACCCTTTAATAGTACCTTTTGGGTTTTCATCTGTATACAAGTCACTATGTTTCTTTGAACCTGCTGGTTGACCTTTTTTACGAGGTATTCTTGGATTTTTTACCATCTGTATATTTTACCTCTTTAACAGTTTCTCCATCATTATGAGAAACCACGACTTCGCTTGACCAGGCAACAACTGGGCTTTTATATTCTCCCACTCTGTGTCTTGGAAACTTATTTGGATAAAGCTCGTTATGGTTCTTCTTATAATGCATCAGCTGTCCTAACTTCTCAACTTTTTTTGCTAAGTTTGAGAGTGTCATATTCTTTTAAACTTTCTATCACAGTAACCACAAGTGACTACCTCTCCTTCAGGCACAGTAATATACTGTACTGGATGACCATTGTCACACATAACTGTTTCTTCTTTGACTAAAATAATGTCTTGTTTCATATTTAATACCTCTGTAATTGCTCGATGGATGTGTTCGTAACCCATTATTTTCTTTTTAATACTTGATTTTTAAAAGGTGTTTTCATAGCACACCACTCATCAGGATTCATATGAGATGGCCTTGTGCCTGCAGGATAACTAACCATTCTACCCAAGGGAGTATAAAAAACACAAGGCTCTGCCTTAGGTCTACGTTTTACGCTTGTAGACATTTGTTTCCACTTCCTGACACCCTTAGATGATTTAACTGATTTTATAACTGCCATAATATATATTTTATAAATAATTTAATCTGAAGTCAAGCATTATCTTAGTATATTGGCTACTTTTACAAGACCGTCTTTACTCATTTTTTCTATATCAACTTTATTAAATCCATAGTTTCCTTGCAACACTAATTCCAATACTTCTTCTTTTAAATGCCTTGTTCCGTCAATAGTAGGTCGTCTACTACTTTCTTTTATATGTTGATAAGATAAAATTATTAGTAGTAAAGCGAGCGGGTCAAAGCAAAAAATGATAATTAGAATTACAATTACCACTGCGTTTTCAAGACTGTCATCAGCACCAATAAGTTTAGCTATGTAGTTCAGTGGTCCTAATTTGGCTTCAATACTAGCAACACTTTGTTTAGATGTTAGTATATTGTTTTGTAGTTCTTCTATTTTGTTGTTCTCTACATCTATTTTATTTTGTATAACATCAACTCTTTCTTGCGTATAATCAATTCCTTTTGAAACTGCACCAAGTTCTGTGTACTTACCCATAGCCTCATTTAAGGAGGTAAGTTGTGTCCTATAAATTTTAACTCTGTCTTTATGAAATGATATTTGTTCCTTATAGTTTTTTACTTTTTCTTCGACTTGCGAAATAGGAAACTCTTGTGCACTGTGTCCTTTTGCGAGAAGTCCAAATATTCCTAAACTTGTAACAAACATCAAACCAACTAGTATTAAAACTAAAGGTAATTTTATATAATACTTAAAGGTATGCCAGTTTTGATGAGTCCACACTGCAGCAACTACCTTACCTAATTCAAGTGCGGCACCCATGATTGCTACAGGCCAAAAAGCTGCATAGAATATCTCTGTTAGACCAATAATAGAAAAATAACCTGCTACAATGCTAATGAAAGCAGCAATAGCAAGAGTAACATAAGCAAGATAGAGTAAAGAAGGTGACGAGGAACTATGCGTGAACTTCTGAGGTGGTGGCTCAACACTTGTGGGTTCAGCTTTCTTGGGTTCTTCAGGTCCTCTATTTCCAAATAGTCTTTCTCTGATTTGTTTTTTAACATTACTCATCTCCATATGTTGTTTAAATTTTGTCATTAAGGTTACTACAACTAACTAAAAGTGATGCTATCGCTCCTGCAAAAAAGGCAAG